CCGGGAAAGCCGACTTCGATCCGTTCCTGACGCAGCAATTCAACGATCAGGAGATGCAGCTTCGCCAACAACTCCAGCGGCAGCTCGGACCCGACTACGGAAATTCCTCCGCCGGGATCGAGGCACTCTCCAAATTCAACCAGTACAAGACGACCGCGCTGGGCTCCGCGCAATTCCAGCGCGGCACGCAGCTGAACGATCTCCTCCAGAACGCCTACGCGAATTCTGCGAACCAGGCGCTCGGCCTCGGGGGGCAGTACGGCCAAGGCACGAACCAGATCTACAACCAGACGCTGGGGCTCCGGGGCAACCAGCTGGGCGGCGCCGCTTCGATGCTCGCAAACACCGGGGCCACCATGGGTCTCTACGGGACCGTGCCGCAGACGATGGGGCAATTCGGGGAGGCGATGGGGAAGATGTCTGGCTATGACGTGGCCGCGCAGCAACCATACCAGCAGGATCGGCTAGCGCAGCTAGGGGCCCAAGCCTACCCGACGAAGGGCCAATACATCGGGGAGATGATGGGGCAGACAGGCCAGCGCTGGCAGCAGGTCGGTGGCTCGATTGGTGCCCTAGGGAATATGGCGTCGCAGCAGGGATCGACGGCGGGCGGCGGCTGATGAACGGGCCCGGTCCGTGGGCAGGAGGGTATCAGTTTCGCGATGGCACGACGGGGCCACCTGCGGTGCAGCCGTCGCAGGGAACGCCCCAGCCGCCCACGGTCGACCAATCCGCTCCTGATCCGTCGCAGCAGCCGCTGGGTGCCGTCACGCAGGATGCCGGGCTGTCGCCGTCTGAGATCAAGCAGCGGTTCAACCAGTACTTCCAGCTCACGCAAGCCGCGAACGCCGCGGGGCACCGGGATTATCTGCCGGAAGACACGAAGCCGGGGATTCTCGCCAACATCTTGACCTTCGGGATGGCTGGCGCCGCCGATGCCGACTATCGCCGGGCGTACAACGCTGCGATCGATCGCCACAATTCGGGTCTGAACGTCCTCGCCGCGAAGCAAGCCCTCGACATGACGAATCAGGACATGCGGTCGGCGCATGGTGACCTAGGCCAGCAGATCAATCTCCTGCGCCTCAAGATGGCGGTGGATCAGAACGAGTTTAACAATCTGATCAAGGGGCTGGGGATCAATCTCCGCCTGAAGACCTACGAGCGCGGGGAATTGGTACCGCCGCCGAAGACCCCGGAGGAACGCGCGGCGCATTGGGACGTCGGGGAGAAATGGATCGCGGATCCTGATCATCCCAATTTCGGGCGGTGGACCAAGGTCGGTGGCGATGGCGGCGCGGCAGCGCCCCCAGCACGTGGCGCGCAACCCAATGTCGCCATGAAGCCCCCGGCGCCGGGGAGTCCGCTGGGCAACGAGATGGGTGTCAAGCCATCAGGCGCCGGTGGAGCTGGCGGCACGGCGGGCGGTGGGGGCGGCGGCACCACGGACTCAGGCGCTGATCTCACGACGGAGCAGTTGAACGCACGGAAGGCCGCGGACGCCGCGAGAGCCGAAGCTGCGAAGGCCAATGCCCTCCAGTTGAACGAGGTGCAGAACAGCGGCGCCGGCATCATCAAGTGGCTCCAAGCACCCGACTACAACCGGGCGATCAACAACGTGCTCCCATCCAAGGAGACGAGTCGGCAGACCGCTGGAGTGGCGCAGGCAGCCAACCCATGGGTGATGTCGCTACGCGGCGCGGTGGGCGATCAACAGACTCAAGATGACGTGGCCTACATCAAGAACGGGCTCACGAAGATCGTCCCGGCGATCAAGTCGCTGGCGGCTGGGTCGAAGGGGCTCCGGATCAACATTCCGGAGATCGAACTCATCGGGAAGGATTGGAAGCGCCTCGCCGCCGGCAAGATGAACCGCGAGGAAGCGGCGGCCTTCAAGCGGACGTTCATCAAGGTCTACAACCAAGTGGTCACCGGTCTGGGTGGGCAAGCGGTCCCGGACGAATCCAGCGAGAGCCAGACGAAGACGCCGGCCAACACGCCCGCGGGCACGGTGACGTCCTCGAGCGTCCCCGGCGGAGGCGGAGGCTTGCCCAAGAGCGGCACCACGAGCGGCGGGATCCAGTACCGCGTCCTGCCGTGATCCATGCCCACCGTCGAGCTCACGATCAACGGCCAGACCAAGCGCGTTGAGGTGGGCGACGGTGCCACGCCGGCCGACATCGACGAGATCGCGAAGAGCCTGAGCGGCGGCGGCGAGCCTGCAGCGGCACCGGCACCCTCGACTGAGCCGGAGAACGCGCCGACGGCCCTCGGTCGTGCCCAGCAGCAGGTCGAACACATCGGGCGGAGTTACATCGAAGCCGGGCGCCGGATCGGCTCCGAGATGTTCCCGAACTGGATCAGCGCCCCGGAAGGCACGCCCGACCCGAAAGATCGGACGATGCTGTCGCGGCTGGGTGACCTCGCGCTCGTCACCTCGCCCGTGGTCGCTCCGGAGTTGATGCTTGCCGGATCGGGGATGAGTGTCGCCTCGCGGGCGCTCGGCGCCCCGCAGTGGCTCTCCGATGCCCTAGGTGTCGGCACGGAACTCCTGACCGGTGGCGTGCAGACCGTCGGTGCCGTGAAGAAGGCGATCCAAGCCCCGGGGAAAGCCGCGGAGGCGGCGCAGGCTGCCACGAAGGCTGCGGAGGCGGCACGCACCGGGCAAGCCGTCGAGAACGTGGCGGCCGGCGTCGGGGAAGCGGCTGCGGCGCGGGAAGCTGTCCACGGAACCGCCGCCGCCGAAGGTGCCGCGGGGATCTCCGACGCTGCCGCGACGAGGAAAGCCGCAGAGGACATCGAGAAGCTCCAGACGGCGACGCCCCGAGAGGCGGGCACCACGATCCGCGAGGCATATCCCCCCGCAGAGGCGGCACGCCGGAGCGCGTTCCAAGAGGGCACCTACGACAAGATCGCCGCCTACGCCAAGGCGAAAGGCCTCGCGGCGACGAACCAGAACGCGGTGGGGCAGACGCTCGCGAAGAGTCTGGAGACGGCTGAAGACGAATGGGGCGATCTCGCGCGGACGGCTGAAAGCAAGCAGGTGAAAGCCATCCAGGAGCAACTCAAGAGCGGCGCCCCCGTGGAGTGGGAGGATCTGGACAAGGCGGAGAAGGCGCTCCAGCGCATCAACGGACCTTCGTCTGTTCGGAAAGCGATCGCAGACGCGAAGAAGGGACTCCTTGAGGGCACACCTGCGGCGAAGGCACTTGAGAGCGCCAACCAGCAATGGCGCCTCGCCATCCGACCCGCAAAGGACCTCGCGGCGACGATCGACAACGCGGAGTCGCCTGTCCAAGCGTTCCAGAAAGTGGTCGGGAGCGGAAAGGATCCGCACCGACTCGAGTTTGTCCGGAAGGTGCTCGTCACCGGCGGGCAGCCCGAAAAGTGGTCGAATGTCGTCGGCGGCTTCTTCACCGATCTGGCGCAGCGGGCAAAGGGCGATCCGCTCAAGATGGCGAAGCTCTGGGAGACGGTGCGCCCGGAGGTTCGTGCCATCATCGATCCGAATGGCGTCGCCACGGAGGCGTTCACCAATCTGACCAAGGCAGGGGGCCGCGAGGTGGCGCCGGTCTCCTTGGCGGAACCGGCGTTGCGGTCACTCCCGGAGGTGCCGCAGACGCCCGCACCGCCAGCAGGGAGCAGGTTCAAGCAGGTTGCACAGGGGGGCGCCTACGCCTTCGGGGTCGGGCGAGCGGCCCAGAAGTTCTATCACGGGGACTGGTGGGGTGGACTGAAGGATCTGGGTATAGGTGCCGCGCTCGCGAATCCGCAGATCGCTGCCAGCGCAGCCGTTCCGCTCGCCCGCACGGGTGCCGCCGTCGTGGGGAGTCCTGGCGGGCAGGAGGCGATCAAAGCCTACGACAAATTCCTGACGCAGCCCTCCGAGATGGAGCAATCGGGCACCAGTTCTGAAGCCCCACCCGCTCCATCGAATGCCGCACCGGCTCCGCCGTCGGCCGCCCCACCAGCTGAGCGAATCGTCCCTGGTGGCCAGGAGGCCACGCGCAAAGACCTACAGGGACGCGTCGCGGCGGGCCACATCACGCAGCGGCAAATGGACGACGAGATGGAGCGCACCTACGGACCGGACTGGAGAACCGCGCAACCGAACACCTCATCCGGTCCCGCTCCCACGGCGTTCAATGCGACCGACTATGACGCGGCACGCAAGAGCGTCGCCAGAGTCGTCGGCGTCCCGGAAAACCTGATGCGTGCGGTCCAAGACCAGGAGTCAGCCGGTGATCCGCGAGCCGTGAGCTACAAGGGCGCACGCGGACTCATGCAGCTCATGCCCGACACCTTCCGCGAGTACGCGAGTCGTGTGGAAGCCATCACAGGGCGCCCTGCCAACATTGACGATCCGCTGGACAACTTGGTCGCCGGTGCCCTGCATCTGCGGGACGATCTCAACGCCACGAGCGGCAGCGTGCGCGGCACGGCGGAACGCTATTTCGGTGGTCCCGATCCCCGCCTGTACGGACCGAAGACGGCTCAGTACGGGAGCGACATCCTGCGGCGGTACACACGCCTTGAGATGCGCGGATGACGGGGTCGCCCCCGCCGCAGCAACCGCCCACCATCGTCGTGCCTGGCACGGGGTGGGTCGATATCGCCTCCCGCGTCGTCGTCCAAGTCGGCTTTCCCGTCGTCGTCGCGGGCGTCCTCCTCTGGTTCATCCTCGGGCGCTTCACCAGCGACATGGGCTCCATTGTCAGCCGCATGGAGGCGAACGCCCGCGCCATCGAGATCTTCAACGGCGTGCAGCAAAGCCAACTGGAAGAGATGAAGAAGCACACCGCCGCCCTCGAAGAGCAGACGCGGATGATGAAGGAATTCCTGCTCCAGAAGAGATACGGCAAGGACACGAACTACGAGGAGGAGACTCGATGAGTTGGCGCATGGCGAAGGCCCTCGGCGCAACTGGGCAGCTGGGCCTCCTCGGAGAGATCAACCGCTCAGCGCCCAACCGCTCGAAGATCTCTGATGGCGGCATCGGGGACGCACGGCACGCCGCCGCGACGAGCGATCACAATCCCTGCAAGTGCTGCCGCGTGGTCACCGCTCGAGACTTCACCCACGATCCCAAGAACGGGTTCGACAGCTACCAATTCGCTGAGTGGCTCCGCGAGCGCGTCCTCGCCGGGGAGCCGCGGGTGAAGTACGTGATCTCCAACCGGCGCATCTACAGTGGGCAAGGCCAGCCGCACCCGGCAGGCCAATGGCGCCCTTACACCGGCAAGAACGCCCACGCGCATCACGTGCACGTCAGCGTTCGCCACGGCGGTCAGAACTATGACGATGATGCGCCGTGGGGCTGGTCCGCAACGACCACGACCCCAACGACGACGAGGACAGCATGAAGCGCCCCGAAGACGAGGCCGAAGAAGTCAACTCAGAGGAAGACGAGGACGAGTGTCCCGACGTGGAGCCGCCCGACGAGCCCACGGAGTGAAAATCATTTCCCTCCCGTGAGCTGGTAGATCGCCAAGCAGACGTACGCGATCAGCGCGATCAGGACGATGTCGGGCATCAGTCGTCGTCCCCCATGATCCGCGGCCCCCCGCTCGTGAAGGGGTTGGTTGCGCTGTCCGGCGAGAACGGGCTCCCGTAGCGTCCAAACCCGTTGTTGATCGAGTCTGGCGAGAACTGCGAGCCGTAGCGCCCGAAGGGATTGGCGACCGAATTCGGGTCGAACGGGTTGCTGTTCAGGTTGCCCAGATACTTGCCATTGGGCGCCTGGAGCCAGAGGCCGCCCGCCAAGACGGGGCCAGCGAGGAGGGTGGAGAGGGTGAGGACGAGGAGTGTTTTCATGGTGCCTAGGACGATACGCCCACTTGAACCGTGTCGTCAAGTGCACACATGCGCCATCGTGGTGCATCTTAGCGCCGGGTGGACTTGCGCTGTGCCAAGACGGTGAAGCAGCGTCCGCAGACGAGGCGGTCCGGTGTCGCGTAGTCGCCCGGCTGCCAGAACTGGCGGTTCGGAGGATGGGGCGGGCACTCGCGGGCCGCGCGACGTTGGACCGCCCGCCGCTCCAGCCGAGAGAGCGCGGAGGACGCCATCTCACTGGAGCGGGAGGCGGGGCCCCTCTGCGTCCTCCATCATCTGCGCCATGAACGCCTGCGCCTTGCCGTTCAGGCGTGCCGCCATCTCAAGGTTCTCTTGGGCCATCGCGCGCGCCTTCTTCAGTTGGCGGATGTGCCAGAGGCTCACTCCCACGGCAGCCAAGTTGGCGACGATGGCGATCCAGAGGAAGATCTGCGTCCCCGTCATCAGTGTCCCTCCCGGATGCGGATGCGGCGCACAATCTCATGGTGCGACGCAAGTGCCTCCTCCTCTGTCCGGTACCGAAGCTGTGTGGTTTCCCCACCGTCCACGGGATCGGTAAAGGACAGCTCGTCACGGAAGCGCATGGCCGGGAACATCGCGGACTCATGCGTCTCCTTGGAGAAGCGCATCGTTTCGAAGATGAGCGGTGGGCCAGCGAACGCGTGATCGAGTCCCAGCCAGACCGTGGAGAGGTAGGAGCCGTCAGGCAGCTCGTCCCACGCGACGCGCTTGTAGTCCACGTCTTGGGCCATGCGCGCCCACACCAGCGTCGGCTCCACGCCGTCCACTGCCGGGATCGGGAAGCCTTGGCGATCGTAGTAAGTCGGACGAGCGGCGATCTGCTTAAGAGCGTCGGCAGTAAACTCGTCCAGCGCGAGCGACAGATCCAGTCTGAATCTTTGCCACCGTGAGGCGTGGAGATCGCACCACGCGAAGAGGGCACCGAAGTCGAGCACTCACGGGGTCTCCGATGGGGTGGGGGGCGTCGGAGTCTCCGGAGGTGCCGCCGGGGGTGGGGTGGCAGGAGACTCCGCGCCGCGTCCGGTCGCCTGATCGGCGGCACGCCGCCGCCGGGCCAAGGTCTCCGCCACTGCCGCAGTGCGGCTCCCCGTGGGCTCGCCCGGCACCGGCGGGAATTCCGCCTCCACGGTGGTCTCACGCTCGCGGATCGCGGTCAGGAGCCCGGAGAGCAAGGTGAGATCCTCCAAGTCGATATCTTCGACGCCACGCCGCTCGAGCTTGTCACAGACCGCAGTCGCAGACACACCTATCTCCGCGAATGCGGCGAGGGCGCGCGTGCGGCTCTCCGAGAGGGTCTTCGCATCGCCTGCGGCCACCTTCTTGGCAGCCTCGAGGAGCGGATTGATGAAGGCGCGGGGAATCACGGCGAAGACGGCATTGCGTCTTGCAATGGAGCACGCGGCGTTCTTCGTCATGGTGATCATGTCGTCCGAGTAGCGTCGCCCGTTCCCATCCACGATGCGGCGCTGGACCTCCATCACGACTGCCGTGTTCGTCTCGAGATCGTGGCAGAACCCCTGCGCCACCACCTCCCGATCGGTCTCCGCGACGATGCGGGCGCCGGCACGGATGTTGCCGTAGGCCACCTGCGCGATCTCCGCCAGCCGCACGCCGGGGCCGTCAATCGTCACCCGCTTGAACGTGCCGTCCGCTTGACGCTGGCGCCGCGGGAGCACGTAGAAGCAGCTCTGCGCCGTCTCCACGTCCAGCCGGATCATGGTGAGGGCTCTGGCCTTGAAATGGGCGAGGGAGCGCGGGAAGCGCCGCGCCGTGACAATCTGCACGTCGAGCTCGCTGCGGGTGATCGCCTCCATCGCGGAGGACGTGATCACCCCCTCGAGCGTGCCCGCGATTACCTGTCGGTCTGCTGTTGCGACTTCTGTATCGCCCATCGCTGAAACTCCTCGTCCCCGATCACCCAGCGCCGGGACCGCTCCCGGTCATGCCATGCCCGCACGCCCCACGCCGCCATGTAGCCGCAGAAGGCGCCCAGCGCGCCAGAGCCGAACTGCCACCAGTCCATCACTTGCGCTCGAACCGGAGGGTCCGGAAGGTGGTCGCGCCCACGTGGTAGGCTGCCCGTTTCGTCTCCTTGAACGTGAGCCGGCCCAGCGTGCACTCGCCCATCTCGCTGTCGCCCAGCTCCGCTAGGATCAGCCGCCGGAGGTATTCCTCGTTCGCCGTCGCCTGTTTCAAGACGTCCTTGGCCTGGAGCCATTCTGAGACGTAGACAGGATCGACCGGGCGCGGGGGCGTCTCCGGGCGGCGCGCAAAGCGCTTGAGGGTCGGCAGCGACGGCGGATCGTTCGGCGGGCAGCGGTCTCCCTCGACGTAGTCTTCCCACCACGCCGTCTCGAGATGGATGAGATCGCTGACGAGCTTTTCGTCTCGCGTGAGGCGATAGCAGCGGATGCCGCGGCCCCCGATCAGCACGGGGACGAGCGCCGTCTGGATGGGCGGCATGTTCGGCTGGGCATCTAAGACCGCGAACGCGTGATGCACCTGGATCGTGACGGACTGCGGCACCTCATCTGTTCCGTCCTCGCCGTAGGCGTGGGCGTACTGCGGCGGCACCGGGGCGATGATCCCCGTCGTCTTGGCCTCGATCAGCACGCCGGGCGACTCAAGCGAGATCCCGTCCACGCTGCAGGCCATCGGCGCCGTCGGATGGCGGTACCAGACTTCCCCCGCCACGGGACGGTCGATCATCCGCGCCGCGTAGTTGACGAGGAGCGGGCCGATCACGCTCCCCAAGGAGAGCGGGGTGAGGCTGGCATGGCTGCCATTCTCGTCCCCCTCTGAGGCCGGGATGCGTCCCGTCTTCTCCGCCCAGATGTCCCCCGCCGACCGGAACGGATCGACGCCCGCGACCGCCGGCGCGTCGGAGCTGCCGATGCAGTCTCGTCGCCACGGATCGTTCGCCATCACGACCTCCTAGAGACTCGAGGCCCCCTCGAAGCCCAGCTGCCGGCACCAGCGATAAAAGCCTTTCCGATCGAGGCGATACCGCTTCCCGATCCGCACGAGACACGCGGCGTCCGTGCGTTTGAGATGGTGCTTCAGGGTGCGCGGGTGCATGTCCACCAAGTGCGCCGCCTCTTCCCACGAGATCGCGAGCGGATTCTTCCGCTGGGCCCCGCCTGGTCCACGCCGTCCATTGGGCGCAGGCGGAGACTTTCGGGCGCGTCGCCGTCCCATCATCCCATCCTCCCAGAGATGGTGCCGTTCCCCCCGTGTACCGGTCTTGACTGGAGGAGTGATTTGCGGGAACGGTCGCGTCGCAAGTTGTGCCGAAGAGGCGCATCTATAGACGATGGATCACACATAGTCCAGTGAGAAAACGATTGGTGGCAAAAAAGCGCGGGTTCGCGCAAAAAAAGGGCGTGACAAGCCCGACACCTCCGGTAAAGCGGACACGAAAAGGGTGGGCCGTGAAACGGCTGGGTCTAAGTCTCGACGCCGTGACACGTGACTACGTGGAGAGTCAGCGGCCACGGTTAGGGAGCCTCACGCAGTCGGAGCTGGTGCGTGATCTGCTGCGGGAGCATTGCACGAACCGCGATGAACTCCTGCGGGCGCGGGAGCAGATTGCCGTCCTGACGGAGCAGCTGCGACTCCTCCAAGACCTCCAGAAGAAGAAGCCCACGCGGAGGCCACGTCGGAAGCGATAGGAAAATTCGGCAGTTTCGCGCCGAAACGTGTCGTTTCTGATACCATTCAGAAGTCTTCGACATGCTTTCCGTTACGCTACGACCCCACCTTGACAGAAGCCAGAGCGGAGGTCTACACCCCTCCTGCCATGCAGGGCGATGCGGGTGACGGTGGCAATGGACGGAAGCCCGGTGCCCTGCTGAGACGCGCAGCGACCTTCGGCCTTGAGGACTGGAGCGACCCCGACGCCGTGCTCGGCGTCCTCGTCGGCACGACGGACATGCAGACGCGGGCGATCAAGCGCTTCCTGCAGCTCCGTGCGATGCCGCAATCCCCCGAACCACCCGACGACTACATCGGCATTCACGAGCTGGCGCGGATGATCCACCGCTCCGTCTCGTGGATCCGCCATCAGCCGCCCGACGCGATCCCCGGTCGCCGCCAGCACTGCGAGGGGGGCCGCGTCGAGTGGTCCCGGCGGGCGGTGCGGCGCTGGATCGAGGCCTGCACCCTCCAAGGCACCTGACCTATTGCTATTTCCATGCAGCGACAGTACGATATGGGGCATGACAACACCCTACAAGAAGGCCCCTCCACAGACCCCCCCGAAGCCCATCACCACGACGATCGCCCTTCCCGTCGAGCAGTGGAAGGCATTGAAGATCCGCGCCGCCCAAGAGCGGATGCCGCTGCGCGCGATCTGCGAGCGGGCGATCCTCGCCTACTTGGAGACGCCGCTCCCGAAGGAGCCGGCGTGATGGCGAAGACGATCCTCCAAGTGGAGCCCGGCCTCTACCGCCGACTGACGAAGGCGGGCGTGTGGGGCGAGAAGCTCTGGTACACGACCGTCGTCGACGGGCAGACCGTCTTCCGGTCGACCAAGACGACTGACATCCGGGAAGCCCGAAAAATTCGTTCGCTGGCGGTCGCTGCGTCAGAGTCTGGGGTGCCCCAGACGAAAGCCCGGCTCCTCGTCTCAGAACTCCTTGATCGCTTGATCACCTATCATCGGAAGAACGGGTCCGCGTCGCTCCGGACCGTCCAAGGGCATGTGGATGTCCTCAAGGTCGCCATCGGCACGAAGAAGGCCCGCGATCTCCGCTCGAAACACATCGATCAGATGCAGGAGAAGTGGCAGGCGGAGGGCACAGTCTCCGATGTGACGATCAACAAGCGGTGCCAGTCGCTCCGCCGGGCGCTGAACCTCGCCAAGCAGGCAGGCGAGCTCGCCGGCGTCCCGCACGTCTCGATGATCAAGACGAAGAGTCCGCGGGGCATCTATATCAAAGGTGGAGACCACGCGATCTTGGCGGAGCACCTGCCCGACTTCGTGGTCCGGCTGCTGGACTTTGCCCGCCTCTACGGCATCCGGAAGGGCCAGCTCTCGCGTACGCGTGCGGCGTGGGTGAACCTCGAGCGCCGCTTGATTGAGTGGCCACCGGAGGAGTGCAAGAACGACGAGCCGCATGTCGTCCCGCTGGACGATGCGGCGATGGCGCAGATCGAGCGGCTCCTTGCGATCGGGAAGGAACGGCCCTGGTGCCCCTACCTCTTCCACGGTCGGCACTGTCATGCCGGGCGAGTGAAGAACATCTCCAAGACCTACGGCTGCGTCGGGGATTTCAAGAAGGCGTGGCAGAAGGCGTGCCGTGCGGCTGGGTTGCCGGTCGGGCGCCGGGAGGGCGGCTACACCTTCCACCACACGCGGAACACCGCGGTGACGGACATGCTGGCATCGGGCGTGCTCTCGACGGCGGAAGCGATGGCGATCAGCGGCCACAAGTCGGAGTCGATGATCAAGCACTACAACCTGGGCAACGTGGAGGCGCTCCGAGAGCGGCTCGAGCGGTCGCGACAGGAGACGGAGCGCCTGTCACAAAAAACCCCATTGCATTCCGTTGCACCCGCTGGACGCAAGTAGCCACATAATGATAAGTCCGCGGAATCACTCTGCGCCCGTAGCTCAGTTGGACAGAGCGTCAGGCTTCGAACCCGATGAGTGGGTACCTCGCCATGCAGCTTGCTACATCGCCCGACAGCGGAATCGAGGATTATCGCGGACTTCTGATGCCGGGCGTGTCCGCAGCATAGCGCACAAGTCCCCCCTATTGCAGTCTCGTGCGTTGCATTCTCGTTGCACCGCATTGCACGGCGGATGGGGGTGGAGGCGGATGGTGGCTCGGTCTCGGCTCTTATTTGCCCGCTGTCCCCGGCGGGCCCTCCCCAGAGCCGAAACCCAAGGCGCGGCGGAGGGCACCCGCCCGCCTTGAGGGGAGGGGCGGGAGATGGAGACGGGCCATCGGTTCGAGATCGGGGGGCTGGTGACGTTTGCCGTCGCCGTGTCGACCCCCACCGACGACCCGCCCTATCCTTATATAGTCGTCGCGCGCGTCACGGAGGAGTACGCCGGCGGGCGGCGGCTGCTGTACCGCATCCAGGGCCACGATGCCCCGGACCGCCTGATCGAGCAGTGCGAGCTGCTCTCCTATGAACGCTCCCGGTAGGACGGCCGGCACGATGACTAGTCAACAGGCGACCCGGCTGCACGACGTCGCCATAGAGCGCATGCTCCGCCGGCACCCACGGCTCCGCACGTATCCGCTGACGGTTCGCGCCGTGTACCACTACCTCTATCCGGTCGTGGAGCACCTCCAACTGGATCAGGCATTGGAGTGCATCGCGCGGGAGGCGGAGCGCCATCTGTTGGACGAGGACCATGGCTAGCGCCCCGCGGCCCCTCTTGGCGGCGCATGTCGTCGCCCTCCTGCGGGATCGGCTCCGGGCCAGTCCCGCCCGCTCGAGCACCTCTATATATGTGAGGCCGCTGGGGGTCGGTGGCCGGTGGGACATCGTGGACGTGCGCCTCTCAGCCGACGAGATCGTCATCATCGCCCGCGCCCGGGGCCCGGAGGCGGCATGATCTGCGTCCCGTTGACACTCCGGGAAGCGAACGCCTACGTGGCGCGGTTCCACCGCCACCACGGACCTAGTCGTGGGTGCCGCTTCTGCCTAGGAGCTGCGAAGGATGGCACGATCATCGGGGTTGCCATCGTCGGGCGCCCGGTCGCTCGCCGCCTCGATGATGGCTGGACGGTCGAGATCACCCGCGTCGCCACTGACGGCACCCGCAACGCCTGCTCCTTCCTCTATGGGGCAGCTCGGCGGGCCGCGTTCGCGCTCGGCTACAAGCGCTGCGTCACCTATATCCTTGAGAGCGAACCGGGTACGAGCCTCCGCGCCGCAGGCTTTCAGCTGATCGGGGAGGTGGGCGGTGGATCCTGGTCCCGCGAGAGTCGCCCCCGCGTCGATCTCCACCCGACGCAGGGAAAGCTCCGATGGGAGGCGGCATGAGATTCGCCTATGCCGATCCACCCTATCCCGGGTACGCGGGCTACTACCCGGAGCAGACGGAGGTGGATCAGCCTCGCCTGATCCACCAGCTCGTCCACGAGTACCCGGATGGCTGGGCACTCTCCACCAAAAGCAGTGCGCTCCGCGAGCTCCTGCCGCTCTGTCCAGATGATGTGCGCGTCCTCGCGTGGGTGAAGCCCTATACCCCCTTCCGCGCCGGCGTCACGGTCGCCTACGCGTGGGAGCCGGTCCTCGTCCGCGGGGGCCGCAAACGGCCCCGCACGGAGGACACGGTCCGGGACTGGCATCTGGAGAGCGCGTCTCTGAATGGACGCATTCTGATCGGTGCCAAGCCGCCGGGCTTCTGTCACTGGGTGCTCGACGTGCTCTATGCGCTTCCCGGCGATGAGATCGTGGATCTGTTCCCTGGCACGGGTGCATTCACGCGCGCCATGACGGCACGCCTCGATCCGCCCCGACAACTCCTGTTGGCGATGTCGTGAGCCTCTATCTCGGGTGCGATCCCGGCCTTGCGGGGGCCTTTGCCGTCCTTCGGGTGGCGGAAGATGGGCATCAGTCGATCCATGTGACCGCAACGCCCGTCATTTGGACCGCTGTCGGCACCGGCAAGCGCCGCCGCTACGACATCGTCACCCTTTTGGAGGCGCTGCAGCGGGTGCGCCCGATCACCTTCGCCTATCTCGAGGCGCAGGGGGCCAGACCCGGGCAGGGTCGCGCCTCCATCTTCACGACCGGATATGGAGAGGGGCTCTGGACGGCGCTCTTGGTCGCCTGCGCGATCCCGTTTGCCGTGGTCCAGCCGCAGCGCTGGCGGAAGCTGGTCGGCCTCCCGGAGACCACCGACAAGGTGACTCGGAAAAACGCCGTCTGCGTCGCTGCCTGCCGCCGGTTCCCCGGCGTAGCGCTCAAATTGGACCACGCCGATGCCGTGATGCTCGCCGTCGCCGCCGCGATCGAGCACGGCCTCATCACCCAGGAGCACAGCTACGCATGATCCTCTCGTGCCTTCGCTGCCGCGTCAGCTTCGACGATCACGCGCTGGAAAGCCGCATCCTCCACATGGGCGATCCCTGCCCGTATTACCGTGACGGCTCCGAGTGCCGCATGCCACTCGTCACCGACTTGGGCTTCGTCACCATCGTCCGCCTCGTCATGGAGCATCCACGATGAAACGCCCACGCAAACCCCGCGCGCTGCCCGCCCCGGAGCGGAAGGTCGACCCGAAACTCCAAGGCGCCCTCGACGACGAGGCCCGCGTCGCCGCCGCGCTCCTCGATCTGCGCCTCGCGCGCACGCTCTCGCACCCGACGGGCTTCGTCCTCTGGCTCTTCAACCGCGACGGCCCCGAATTCACCTTCATCGGCAATGTCGACCGCCAAGACATGGATCGCGCCATCGAACGGCTCATCGTCAGCTGGAACGCGGGCCTCTGGACCCGGGATGTCCAGGGACAGAGCCCGCCCGGCGGCGTTCCACGTCCCCAAGCCCTTCCACCACCCGCTCCACGCCAGATCGAGCGCAAGTGATGGGTCGCCGTCGCACCATCGGCGAGTCGCGCTCGGCCGGCGCCGGCCGCCCCTGCCCGCATCCCAAAAAGACCCGCGAGTACCAGGCCCGCGACGCCGGCGGCTGCCGCATCCGCTGCCGCCGCTGCGGCCAAGAACTCCTCCCCCTCGAGGAGAAGCCCGCCGGATGATGGATCGACTCACCCATCTCGAGCAGCTCCGCCTCGTCGTCATCGCCTACCTCGATGCCAAGGTCCGCGATCAGGACTGGCACGGCGTCTCCGATGCCGCCAACGACCTCCGCGATATCGACGCCGAACTCCGCGGCATCAGAGGACGCCCGCTGCCATGAGCGTGCCCCTCAACGACCTCCGGGCGCTCCTCGCCCGCTCCTACCGCGTTGGCTGGGCCGACGGCGGGCTCCTCCTCGACTTCTTCCACGCCTACGGCGAGAGTGTCCTCCTCGTCTCCGACGCCACCCACACCGACGCGTCTTGGGTCTGCGCGTGGCGCTCCGCGCTCGGCACGCTGGTCCGCCGCGACCCGAATCCTTGGGTCGCCGTCCGCGCCGTCGCCCTCGCCGCCACCACACTCCCCACCCCGTGGACCGATCCCATCACCCCCAGTGGCCCCGCACTCCCCACGCGGCCCGTGCTCACCCTCAGCTCCCCATGATGGGCCCAGCACACGAGCCCTCACCCCTCCTCACCGCCGCCCTCGGCTACCTCTCCCACCAGTGCGCCGTCTTCCCCTGCTGGGAAGTCACCCCGGACTCAAGCGACTGCGCGTGCCCCCGCACCCACCCCTCCCGCGACGCCGCCGGCCACTGCGGCTCCCCCGGCAAACACCCCCGCACCCCGAACGGCGTCAAGGACGCCACCACCGATCCCGCCACCGTCACCCGCTGGTGGTCCGAGTGGCCCCGCGCCCACCTCGCCATCGCCTGCGGCCCCTCCGGCCTCCTCGTCGTCGATGTCGATCCCCGCAACGGCGGCGACGCCTCCTTGTCCGACTTGGAGGCCCGCTACGGGCCCTTCCCCGATACGCCCCGCCAGTTGACGGGCGGCGGCGGCCTCCATCTCCTCCTCGCCCGCCCCAATCGCCCCCACGTCCGCGGCCCCCGCCACGGCCTCGGCCGCGGCATCGATCTCAAAGCCGACGGCGGCTACATCATCGCCGCCCCCTCCGGTCACCGCTCCGGACGCCCCTACACCTTCGAACTCGGCTACTCCCTCGAGGACCTCCCCGTCGCGGACGCGCCCGCCTGGCTCGTGGAGCTCCTCGATACCCGCCCCGTCCACGCCGCGACCCCCACCGCCGCCGCCGTCCGCGATGGGCTCCTCGGTCGCGCCCTCGAGGAAGCCGGCTGGCTCGGACCCCCGCTCGGCCCCGACAAGTCCGCCGCCCGCTGCCCCCGCGAAGACGACCACTCGACCGGGTCCCGCTTCAACGGCTCCTCCGTCGTCTACGCCCCCCAACGCCCCGGCGGCCCCGGCTGGTTCCACTGCTCCCATTCCCACTGCACCGACTTGACCACCGCCGCCGTCCTCACCGCCCTTCCCCCCGACGCCGTCACCCGCGCTCGCCAGAGCCTCGGGCTCCGCGAGGACGTCCCCCCTCCCACCGACGCCGATGCGCCGCCTCCACCGGGCCCCCGCCTCCACCCCATCGGCAAACGCACCCGCGCCTCCGCCGGCGATGTCGCCGACCTCTTGATGAACGACCCGCTGTGGGCCGGCACCCTCGCCCACGACACCTTCGCTGACCGCATCCTCTGGCGCCGCCCGCCTCCTCCCCTCTCCGGCTACCCCACCCCCACCGTCGGCACCGACCTCTCCGATGCCCACCTCACCTACGTCGCCCACTGGTGCACCCGCACCCGCGGCTGGACCATCGGCCCCGATACCGCACACACCGCCACCACGACCGCCGCCGACGCCACCCCCATCCACCCCCTGCGCGACTATCTCCACGCCCTCGTCTGGGACGGGCAGCCCCGCCTCCCCACTTGGCTCCAGACTTACGCCGGTGCCCCAGACTCCCACACCACGTCCCTCGTCGGCACCTGGACGCTGATCGCCGCCGTTGCCCGCATCCTCGCCCCAGGCTGCCAAGCCGATCACATGCTCATCCTCGAAGGCCCCCAAGGCGCCGGCAAATCCTCCCTCATCCGCGCCCTCGCCGGCCCCTACTTCCTCCCCCACCTCCCAAACCTCTCCTCCGACCAGGCCGCCCACCAACTCCAAGGCCACTGGCTCGTCGAAGTCGGCGAACTCGACGCCTTCCGCGCCATCGCCTCCTCCCGCATTAAAGACTTCCTCTCCCGCCCCGTCGACGTCTATCGCCCCCCCTACGCCCGCACCTTCCGTCGCCGCCCCCGCCAGTGCCTCTTCATCGGCACCACCAACGACGACGCCTACCTCCACGATCCGACCGGCGCCCGGCGCTTCTGGCCCATCACCACCACCACCCTCGATCCCCCCGCCGCCACCCGCGACCGCGACCAGCTCTGGGCCGAAGCCGTCTCCGAATTCCGCGCCGGAACCCCCTGGTGGCCCTCCCCCGCTCACGCCCCTCTCCTCGCCGCCGCCCAAGACGATCGCTACGACGCCGACCCCTGGGAACCCCTCGTCCTCGACTACATCGCCCCCCTCCCCCACGTCTCCTCCACCGAGATCCTCGACGCCTGCCTCCATCTCCCCCCAGACCGCTGGAAAGGCACCGACACCCACCGCGTCACCGATATCCTCAAACGCGCCGGCTTCTCCCGCCGCGGCCACTCCCGCCCCCGCCGCTGGTTCGCCCCCTGACCTCTACAAGGGGTGCCAGCACCCCCCATGGCACCTCTCCTTCTCCCCCTCCCCCTGTGCCAGGGGTGCCAGCCCTACCAGCCCCTTCTGAAGACTTTCCGCTGGCACCCGTGGCACCTCCCTGGCACTCCTCAAACCACGGTATCCGTTGCTCTTTTATTACCCCCCCACCAGGGTACCAGGGGTACCAAGGGGTATAGAACACTAGGGGAAGAGGGGGGGCACAGCGCCAGCAGAATGTTTGGTGTACCCCGTGGCACCCCCCCTCCGGCCACTTCTGGTGCCTCGAAAAGTTGCCATTCTGGCAGCTCCGTACAGGAGGGGATGCTTCGGCCCCGGGCCGGCGAGCGAGTCGTCGAAGCGGTCGGCAAGCCCGGGGTCGTCGCAGCTCGCATGGCAGCTGGCTTGAGCTCTGCCTTCCCGCCTGCCCGATTCTGAGGCACTCGAGCGGAGGGGGTAGTGGAAAACCCCTGGCGTCAGGCTGGCCCCCTGATGCTCGCCGCCTGCAGTCGCTTGCACTCCGCAGGGTTACGCTCAAGCGAGCTCCGGGTGCAACGCGGGATGCAACGCCGGCGCTCTCGAGGCCCAGTCAGGTTGCGCTATGCGGCGTCGGCCAGGGTGCGCTCTGCGCTACGCGAATCTCGGGGCGCGTTCCCTTGCGGTTCCACGCGTGAGGGTTGACCGACACGGAAGAGTTCGTGCTCGTCAGAGGAGAGGCGAGTGAGGAGCCAGGCGGTGATGGCGTGCGTGGTGGAGAACGGCGGGGCGAGGTGGTGAGGGCGATAGGCGCCGGAGAGGAGCGGGAAGGCGTGGAGGCGACGCCAGCGCGTGACGATGCGCCAGGAGAGTGGGCGGCCGTTGCGACGGGTAACGTGGAGGGAGGCGAGGTGGTGCAGGATGCGGGCGTGGCCGATGATCGCTTGTTCGCGGTCTGGGAGCGCCTGACAGAGCATCGTGTATAGAGCGGCGCTCCGCTCGTGTTCGGTGGCGGCGTGCTGGGCGCGTTCGCGGGCGAGGTTACGCTTGCCAGGCATGTGCGCTCTTGCGGTGACACACCTTCTTAGGTAATCACGTCCATGTGAGTGAGTGGCCACATGGCCACATGACATTACCTAGGAGGTTGACCATGACGAAGAAGCATTTTGAGTATGCCGCGCGGTACGTGCGGGAGCTCAGACGCCATCGGCAGTACGCGGAGACGATCGGAGCCAAGATCGACCAGATCGAGGAGGCGTACGTTGCGTTGTTTCGGGCGTTCGGACCGCGGTTCGACGAGGGGCGGTTTCGGGCCGCGTGCGAGGCGTAGGGCCATGACGATCATTGTGCTGAGCGCCGTGACGATGCTGGTGAGCGCGACGGCGTATCTGGTGATCCCATGATGGCGATCGCGCTCTTTGTGGCGGGCATGTACGTGGTCCATGTGCTGCAGCGGTTCGGGCTGATCCAGCGGTGACGCGGCCGATGCGTCTGGTGGCATGCCCGCGGCGCGTGCCACTGGCGGAGCGGCTGTGGCTCCAGAAAGCGAGTCGATGACCATGACTACAGACGAGATTGCGGTCTTCCGTGCCCGATTAGGAGCCTTGCTGGTACGCTTGGATGCGCAGGAGACGGCGCACGAAGTGCGGCGGCGCTACCAGCCGAACATCTACCGGATCGGTCACTATCTCCGCGCGGCGGACGATTGCGCGACGGCGTTGCATGCGGGGAAGACGGCCGAGCAGGCATTCGCTCAGTCCTTTGTCGCTACGCGCGGCATGCATGGCATCGCCAAGAAGCTAGGGCTCAGGCTGGATGTTGAGCGCGGCGACTGGATCGCCATCGCTGCCCCGACTTCATCCGCAGCATAAGCCGCGGCCAGGTCGGCGAGCGCCACGACGGTCTCGGCGCTGGGGGCTGTTAGTGCGTGCGCGGGAAGTCCCTCGATGGGGAGGCGGCTGGGACGGCGGCAGTAGCGCCAGAGGCCGCGGATGACGGCGGTGCGGGCGTAGGCATGGAACGTGCCAGCGCCGGGCTGAAAGTAGACCGCAGCGCGGAGCAGCGCCGTGATGGCTTCATCCCACGCGTCATCAAGGGAGAGGCTCGAGCGGCGGGCGGTGGTGGCGACGTAGCGGCGCGCCCACGGGAGGATGGTGCGGGCGGGGGGGGGAAGATAGGGCGGCACGGGGAACGCGGCGTCCAAACGCGTAGCATCCCGTGCCACCCGACCCATGCGACCGACCTCCGTACGACGACGACGAACGGGAGGCACGTAGCATGCGAGGTGCCAGACTTGCAACGTGTGCAGTCCGATGCACGCTCGGTTAGTGCGCGCGCGCCAGGGTGGCGGGACGGCGCAGGGGCTGGCGGGAGGTCGCGGGAGGTCGTTAGTGCGCGCGCACGAGGACGGCGACCAAGGTGCCGACTTGGGCCAGCAGCCCGGTGACGACGATGCCGATCACCCACCACATGCGATCTTCGAGGCGGCCGACGCGGGTATCCACGTGCTCAAGGGTACTGCGGACGGCGCGCATCTCGGCGCGGAGCTCCCCGATGGCCTCGGAGACGGGGTCGAAGGGGTGGCGATCGGCTGGGGTGCTCATGTGCTGGCCGATGTAACGCCGCGATGCAGCCGGTGTCAACGCGCGGGGGGCATAGAGGAGGGGCATGGCAAAGCACCCATCGCATCGCGCGGAGCATCCGGAGCACGAGCCGCCCCCGGAGGAGGACGAGGAGGTCCCGCCGCCGACGAAGGAAGAGCCCGTCGATCCCGATGCGCCCCCGAAGACGCAAGTGATCCAATACTGAGGAGGCTGCTCTCCATGCCGTTCACCGATGGCTACGAAGTGATCGCCCCAGCCGGGCAGGTGCCAGGCGCGGCGCCGGGGACCGAGAAGACGAACGAGAGTCGGCCGAGTCCCGGCCCGGGGTGGTCGAAGGAGACCGCGAAGGGGGCCACGCCGGGCAAGCCGGGTGGTGGGGGCGGCGAGGCGACGCCCAGCGACACGTACTGAGCGGGCGCGATGGCGGGGCGGACGCGCAAACGCGGCGCCGCTGCCGGTCTCGTCCCGCAGCATGTCGCGACCGACTTGACGGCGACCCACGGGCTGACGCGGCTCTCCGGCGAGCGCGTGGTCGATCTCGCGCGGAAGACCTTGGATGCCGGCGAGGGGATGGTCGGGGCGTGGACGGCGCTCGAGCCGATCGTGCGGAAGCTGACGGGGCTGGTGCGCCAGCGCGTCGACGTGGGCGACTTCGACGGCAAGGAAGCGCTGTTCCTATTGCGGGAGTGCGCCAGCGTCGCCCAGCGCGTCAGTCAGGCGGCGACGGGCGTCTTGCGGGCGAGTGAAGGCCAAGTGCGGCTGGCGGTCTTGCTCGAGGGGCCGAAGCCCACCCGACAAGCGCCGGGGGCGATGACGGAGAAGCAGCTGGTGGGCGTGGTCTTGGCGATGGCGCGACGCTTGAAGGAGGAGCAAGGCGTCTGTCCCGTCTGTGCCCCGCCGGCGATTCCCGTCGAGTCGAACGGCAAGGGTGAAGGAGGTGCACCGTGCCCTTGATCCAGTTGATCGTCATCTTGATCGTGATCGGGCTGATCCTCTACCTCGTCGAGACGCTGCTGCCGATCGATCCCGCGATCAAGCAGGTGATCCGGGTGGTCATCGTGATCGCGGTGATCTTGTGGCTCTTGTCGCTGGTCGGCCTGATCCCGCAGCGGATCAGCTGGCTGATGCCGCCGCGAAGGTACCTGACCTAGTGGAGGACGCGCTCGCCTATGCCGCCGAGGTGGTCGACGAATGGGAGCGGCGGGTCGCCACCGATGCGCTCCGCCACTTTCGCAGCTTCCCGAAGGCGCATCCGAAGCAGCAGCAGTTCGTCGAGGACGACGATACGCGCGAAGTGCTGTTGCTCGGCGCCAACCGATCGGGGAAGACGATTGCGCTCTGTGCGCGGGTGGCGCGGCGGCTGCGGAGCGGCGCGGCGAAACTGATCTGGATCGTCTCGCCGTCGAACGCGATGAGCCGCCAGAACATCGTCCCGCAGCTCTACGAGGGCGCCCCGGGCATCGTGCCGTTCATTCCGGAGACCGAGATCGCGCAGGTGCGGACGTCGCCGGACTGGGAGGTGATCGGGCACGAGGGCTGGCGGTGCGTGCTCAAGAGCTGCGAGCAAGGACGCGATAAATTCGCTGGGGCGGCGATCGACGAGGTGGACTACGACGAGCCGCCGACGTGGCCGATCTACAACGAGTGCGCGATTCGGTTCGGGGCGGGGAGCCGCGTCTTGGTGCGGATGGCGGCGACCTTGCTGCCGCCGCCGGGGCAGTCGGGGGGCGTCTGTCAGTGGCTCTGGTCCGAGAAGATCGAGCCGTGGCTGCACAAGCGGCTGGGCGACGACACGCGGATCATCAACGTCTCGATGGCGGACAATCCGTACATCACGGAGGAGCAGCTCGGCCTCGCACGGCGGCTCTACGCACCGGGGTCGCTTGACTACCGGATCCGCATCTTGGGCGAGCTCCTGCCGGGATTGATCGGGGCACGCTGTTACAGCGGGTTCGAGCGCCGACTGCACGTCAACAAGACCTTGGGGCCGCCGTCGATCGACCCGATGCGTCCGCTCTATGTGGGCGTGGATGTGAACGTCGATCCGCTCTGCGCGATCATCATGCAGCAGCACGGCAAAATCTGGCGGGCGCTGGATGAGATCGTGCTCCGGCCCGGGACGCTGGGCGAGCTGGGCGACACCATCCGCGAACGTTTCTCGACTCATCGGCACGAGATCGTCTTGTGCGGTGACGCCATGGCCGAACATCGCCACGCGCAGACGGGAAAAACGGATTACGAGGTGCTGTTGGCGGCGATGGCAGGCGGGCCGCGGGTGCGACTTGCCGTGCCGCCGCAGAATCCGCCCGACCGGAACCGGGTCAACTTGGTGAACTTCCTCTTGGGGGCGGCGGGGGCCCCCGTGCGCCTCGAGGTGGCGCCGGGGTGCGTCGAGCTCATTGCCGACTTGGAGCAGGTGCTCTGGAGCCGTGACGGCGGGCACATCAACAAGAGCCACAAGCGGGACGACCCGTACTATCAGCGCACCCACATCTCGGACGCGATGGGCTACATCCTGTTCTTGCGTGAGGCGGCATCGTTGACGCAGGCGACCCGGATCGGGCAGCCGAAGCGGGCGCCCATTCCGCCGCCGGCGTACGGCTTCCAGCGCGAGCAGCGGGATCTCCTGTGAACGGCGGGCCGGGCATTCCGCTCGATCCGGGGGCCCCGCTGGCCGGGATCCCGAATCCGCCGCCGCTGCCGCAGCCGCCGCAGCCGGGCATGCCGCCGCCCGGGATGCCGATGGGTGGCCCGCCCCCGCCGCCACCTGATCTCGGCGCAGAGGCACCGCCGATCGAGGATCCCGACCCGCTGCCGCAGGTGGACGATGCGATCCTGCTCCAAGCGATGCAGATCGCCTACGAGCAATCGAAGTCGACACGGGAGACGCGCCGGAAGCTGAACCGCCGGAACTGGGACGCGTTCCACGGCAAGTTCGAGTTTCTGGTGAAGAAGCGGGCGGGCCAGTCGGCCATCGTGATCCCGTCGCTCGAGACGTCGATGGAGCAGGTCTGCGCGCAGCTGACACAGCAGCTGGTCGGGTTTTCGCATTGGTTCTCGGCCAAGTACGAGGGCGTGGAGCCCCCGCTGCCGGGCCTGGATGCCGATCAGGCGTGCAAGATCCTGGGCCAAGAGATCGAGCGGCTGGCGGTCGAGGGCGGGAAGATCCCGACCACCTACGGCATCGGGCGGCTCGTCTACGATTCGCTGAAGATCGGGCTGATCGAATCGGTGGTGACCTGGAAAGTGACCATGGCGCCCGATGACCAGCAGATCTTCTCGATTGGCCCGGGCGGGTCGCTCAAGCTCGAGACGAAGGCGACGATGCGGCTGCGGATCGACATCGTGCCATTCGAGGACCACTACCCGGATCCGTCTGCGGCGCATCACTACGACATCCACGAGGTGGAGATCGCGATCTCCGATCTGCCGGAGCTGGGCTTTTCGCAGACTGAGATCGAGAAGATGCGTCACGCGTCTCCGGGCGGCGAGAAGCTTGAGCAGCAGCGCCGCAGGGAGGGGATAGCCCCTGCGCTCCGCCAGCCCCAGCACCGGGCTCTGCTGCGCGAATACTGGGGGGATCTGATCCACCCGCAGACCGGCCAGATGATTTGCCGGGGCATCATGTTCCTGACGGCTGGGGGGACGTCGGTCGTCCGGAGACCGGTGCGGATCCGAGACATCCTCTGGGCAGGCAAGCGGCCGTTCATCTCCGTGCCGTTGCTGCCGACGCCGACGGCGGAGCAGCACCATGCGTTCATCGACATCGCTCGGCCGCTGGTCGAAGCCGAGTCGGAGCTGACGAACCTGATGATCGATGCCGGGTTCAACGCGGCACTGGGCGTGAAGGAGATCCGCTCCTACATGCTGGAGGACCCCAGTGTAATTCAGGGCGGGCTGCGCCCGGGGATCGATCTCGAGATCGCGGAAGGCCGCGGGGACGCCGATGTGGTCAAGCGGGTCGATACCGGGACGCTCAACCAGGACATGCTGAACGTCTTGGACCGGATCAGCCGGATGCGCCAAGAGGCCTTTCGCATCAACGATTTGCAGCTCGGCCGGCTGCCGCAGCGGAAGCAATCCGCGACGGAGATCATGCAGGTCGAGGATGCCGGCAACGATCTGTTCTCGAACATTGCGCTCAGGTTCGAGGACACCGCGATTGAGCCGTTGCTCGAGCTCTGCTGGCTGACGATCTGGCAGTTTGCCGACGACTCGATGATTGCGCGGATGGGCGGCATCGTTGGGCCGGAGAATGCGCAGAGCTTGGCGATGCTCTCGCCGCAGGAGCGCTTTGCGTGTTTCGCGTCGGCGCCCAGTTTCAAGGTGCAGGGCTACAAGTACCAGCTGCAACGCGTGAAGGATCTCCAGAAGCTGATGATGCTCCGACAACAGGCTGCATCAAATCCCGCGTTGCTCCAAGTGATCACGACGCGCTTCTCGCCGCTCAAGGAGTACGCCATCATCTTGCAATCGCTTGGGATCGATCCCAGCGATGTCGAACGCGATCCCGACGAGCCGATGCCTGATCCGGCCATGCTGCAGGCGCAGGCTGGAATGCCGCCCGGTGGCGGACCTGGGGCACCGCAGAATCCCGCCGCGAATCCTGCGGCCGCCGCCGCCGGGCCTCCTCCGAATCCAACAGGCCAGCGCGGCCAGCAAATGCCGTGAGGTGAGACCATGGCTGGAGAGGTAACGCCCCGCGTGCCGTCGTGGCCACATGATTCCCCGATCGAGGTGGAGTACCCACCGCCGCCAGGGGTGCCAGGGCCACCGGGACCGCCAGGCGCGGACGGCGCGGACGGTGCGACTGGCCCAGCCGGACCCGCCGGACCAACGGGGCCCGGCGTGCCAGCGGGTGGAGTGACGGGCCAGATCCTCGTCAAGAAATCCGATGCGGATTTCGACTGCGAATGGCAGACGCCGGTCTGACATCGCGTGAGGGCATAGAGGGGTAAGCGACCGATGCCAAGAAAGGGTCAGCCCCCGCCAAGACCAGCCGCCCGTCCGGCCCCGCCGCGCGCCCAACCCACCTTGGGGCAGGCAACCGGCGGGCGGCCCGGTCGCGTCCCATCGGCACCGCCGGGGCAGGCGAAGAGACCCGGCGCAGGAGCGGCTCCGACACCACGGCCGCCGACGGCGCCGCCGCTCGGCTTGGGGCTCGGCTTGGGACCGCGCCAGCGCGGGGCGTTCCAGCAGGCGGCGCAGGGTGGGCAGGGACAGCAGTTCCTTGCCGCGCGTCCGTGGCTGCAGCAACGGGTGAACCAGCTTGGGCCTACCTCACCGCAGGCGACCCGGGTCCAAGATTTCCTCGCGACGGGGCAGAACCAGCGTCCCGTCCGCACGCCACCGAACCAGACGCCGGGTGCCTTCACGCCGCAGCCTCCCGCGGGACCCGCGCCGTGGAACGAGTCCGTCACGCCCGGTACCACGCCGCAGATTCCGGGTGGCGGCATGGCTGGCTGGAGCGGCGATAATGCCGGGCTCCAAGACCAGCTCCGGGGCTACCCGCAAGCGCAAGCCGCCGGGCAACTCCCAGGCCTCGGGCAACCCGGTGGCGGCGGTGGTGGCTGGCAGCCGATGGGCGCGCCGCCGATGTACCAGAATACGTGGGGCGGCATGGGCTATGGCGGCGCGGGTGGCGGCGGCCTCGGGACCGCAGTCGGGGGCTATTACGGCCCCGGCGGAACCTTTGGGCCCGGTGGCGGCGGCATGTTCGGCGGCTACTCGCCGGAGATGCAGCAGGTCCTCCAAGCGCGCTACGGCGGTGGCCTCGGCATGCAGGGCGGGGGCGGCGGGATGGGCGGCGGCTATCAGCAGCGCAGCGGCGTGGGCCAATATGGCATGGGCGGCGCCGGTGCCATGGGTGCCGGGAGTTACATGGGCCGCAGTTTCGGCGCGGGCAATCCGTGGACGGGCGGCGACTTCGCGCAGGGTGGTGGCGGGGGCGGCGTATGATGGTGATCGGCGGGGCATCCGACTCCGGCAGCTCAGCGCAGATCTGCTTGGCCGATCCCAAACCCGAACGCCTCCGGAGCGCGTTGGAGCCGGGGAAAACCGTCCGCGTCACACTGGACGGCGCCGTGGACGAGCTCCGGCTCCGCGACGGCCACGCCGATCTCTCGCTCGAGGTGCATGGCGTGTCGGTGCGGCCCGAAGGACGGAAGACCATCTCCTCGCTGATCGAGGAGAAACAGAAAAAGGCGGTGCGCTGATGGCTGCCGACTGGACCAAAGGCTTCGAGAGCACGCGGCCCGAAGACGCGAACGCTCCGAATCGCGATCGCGATCAGAAGTGGTCGGGGCCGGGAACGATGGCCGAAGCCGTCAAGGACCGGTGGCGCGGCGTTCCGAAGGCGTATCCCTTGGGCAAGGCGAAGGATGGAGGTGGCGGGGGTGGTGAGTGACCGGATCCGTGTGCGTGGCGCGTCTCTGCCGAAAGCTCGTCAGTGGCTGGTCTGGCTGGCGTACAACGTGGGCAAGCTCCCCGCCGATCACGGTTGGATGCAGCTGGCCCGCGATACGACGATCGGACTCCACCACACGATCGTGTCGGCGGCACGGCGGCTCCGCGGCAATCCGACCTGGGACATCCAGGGCACGATGACTGGCGACACGGAGCGCCTTGAGGATCAGGCGATACGCTGGGCCCGACTCGCCGGGCAACTCGTCTTGCGTCCCGACATTCCGGAGCGCTTCCGCCCGCTCACTGAACTCCTCGAGGGCGCGTGCAAGCAGATGGTCCGGCTCGCTCGCGAGATCGATCTGCTCCAGCTCGGCGGTGCCATCCAAGTGGACGTCTCCGTGGACAAGCACGCCCAGCAGCTGGTCGAGGTCGGCTGATGGCGATTGAGCTGGATCCGCTCGTCGCGAAGCTCGTCGGAGACGGGCACGCCGCACGGTCGTTGCTCGTCGCCATGGAGACGTTCTGCAATGCGCTGGTCGAGGACGCGCTCAAGGAGATGGACCGCGAGCTCGCGAACCGGCGCTTGACGTCGGAGACCGCGCTCACGCTGTCGCATGAGATCGGCGCCTATCGGCGGATCGTCCAGCGGCTGCGGAACCGTGTCGTCGCCGGCGAGAAGGCGGAGCAACGCCACGTGCGAGAGCAGCAGGAGGGAGCGGCATGATCCAACCGCAGCCAGCGGCACCGGCGAAGGAACAGGTGCAGCTCGGCAATCGGGTGATCGAGTTGGACCCAGAGGCTGCGGGTGCTGTCCGCCAGTCGTTCAACGATCTGGCGAATGCGTACGGCGTGGCCGTCGATCAGCAACGGCGCCAGATCTTGGACTCGCTGGGGACGCCGGGCTGGCAGCCCCCTGCGGCCCCGCCGCAATTCGAGCCGCCGCCCGGCATCGAGATCCCCGACTCCGATCTCCTCTTCTCGAATAAGGAGGCCTGGCAGGACGCGCTCAATAGCTCGATCGAGCGGCGGATCCGGACGGCGCAGGGCGAGAACGCGGCGCTGGTCCAAGGGGCACTCGGCGCCGTCGATCAGGAACTCCGTCGGCGCGATCAGCGCCAACAGGCGCAATCCGTCCATGACGACGTGATGGAGGAGATGCTCGAGCGCCGGAACCTAGGCGACAACCGCCGGATCGTGCAGACGATCTACAACGAGCAGTACCAGAACCTCGTCAACCTCCCGCTGTCGGTCGCAATCGATCAGCTGGGCCAGATGGCGGAGCAGGAGATCGCGCACATCCGGGGCCAGACCACCGCACCCGCAGAGGCCGCCCCTGCACAGACCGCCCCGCCGGCGTTGCTCCGCTCCGCGCGTCGCGCCGCGGGTGGCGCCGCACCGGCGCCGCAGCAACCGAAGACCATCTCGGATCTGATCCGCCATCGGCAGGCCATCCTACTCGGTCGAGAGAATGCCGCCTGATGGGTGATCTGCTCACACTTGAAGCACCTCCTGTTCTTCCGGAGCACCACAAGCGATGTCCGGATTGTCGGGTCGTGAAACCCCATGCCGCATTCGGCAAACACCGCCGGATGCCTGATGGATTGCAATTCTACTGTCGTACGTGCACGGCTAAACGAGGCCTAGCCACACGCCGCGCCAATCCGGCACGACAGCGCGCAGTTGTTCGTCGCTCGTACGAGAAGAACAAACCGAAGATCCTTGCACGCGGCAAATTATTGCGCCGTCAGCGGTGTGACGAACTGATCGCCCGCCTCAAAGCGGCACCGTGCGTGGATTGTGGTGGTCACTTCCCGCCCTGCGCAATGGATTTCGATCACCGGCCTGGTACGGAGAAGCTCTTTCAGTTTGGCGGCAGCGAGCTCGTCCGGCGCTCGCTCGAAAAGACCTTGGCGGAGATCGCCAAGTGCGACTTGGTCTGTGCGAATTGCCACCGCATGCGGACGTGGCGGCGGCATCGAGGAGAATAGGAGAGCGCGGATATGCAAACCTGGAGCCAAGATACGCCGACGGGCCCGTTCAGGAATAACTTCCTTTCTGAACAAATGTACGAGGCCGCCTTTGAGAAAGCCGAAGTGATCCAGTGGGTCGAGCCGGTCGACGGCTTTGGGAAGAAGAAGGGCGACACCGTCAACCTCTTCACGATGACCGGCCCGCCGGAATCTCCGACGAAGGGCATCCTCCAGGAGAACATCCGGATTCCAGAAACCGCCGTCGGGATCTCCGGCACCTCGTTCTTGATCCTCGAATTTGGCGAAGCCGTCACGTGGACCAACATCTGGGACGACTTCGCGAAGTACGATCTCCCCGCGTTCGTCAAGAAGCGGCTCCGCGAGATCATGAAGCTCACGTTGGATGTCTCCGCCGGCGATGGGTTCAAGAAGGGCCTGATCACCATGACGCCCAGCTCGGCATCGGGCTTCACGATCGACACGACCGGCACGCCGTCGGTCGCCGCAACATCGGCCATCGGGATCAACCATCTCCAGATCGCCCGGGACTACGCGTATGGCACGCTCAAGATGCCGTACTTCGGGGAGGGCGACGCCTACATCGGGATCGCCAACTGGGCCACCACGCGGTCGGTCCGGAACGATACGCTCTTCAAGGAATGGTACGTGCTGGGCAATCCGGAGAAGCTCCAGCGCGGTGAGATCGGGATGGTGGAGAACATCCGGATCATCGAGACCAACCACGATACCGTGCTCCAGGTGACCACCTCTGCGGGGACGAACATCGGTCAGGCGTTCATCTTCGGAGACGAGGCGGTGGCGTTCGCGGAGGCGCAGACCCCGGAGTTGCGGCTCAAGATCGCGGACGATTACGGGCGGAACTTGGGCTGCGCATGGTACGGGCAGCTCGGGTTTGGCCTCTACCATCCCACCGCGAACCCGCGCGAGGCGCGCGTGCTGCGGATCACCGGCAACAACTTCGCGAACCCGTAAGGAGACACTCCGATGGCAATGGATGCAGGGACATACACCTGGGCCTTTCCCGCGAACGGGCAAGCGACCGACGCCGCGAACGCCGTGGCCGGCAACGTCACCACCACGGGTGACAAGGCATTTTTCGTCGCCTCGGAGGGCGTGGACGTCGTCGAGGTGGGCGCGCTGATCGGCACCGCGACGGCCGCGACGGCCTATGTCTTCACGGCGGCGACGGCCCCGGCGATCGGTGGCAGCTACACCGTGGCGGCGACCGTGACCGGGCCGACGGCAGCGATTGCGGCGGGCGCATGCCTGCGTCGGACCACGAAGATCCATCTCGATAAGGGCCAAGTGCTGCGGTTCAGTGTGACCGGCGCTCCCGCGAGCGGCACGGCGCAGCTCTACGCCAAGTGCTACCCATCCGGCAGCCGCACCGTGGACGTGGTGAGCACCACCTAGGAGGGCGCGATGGCTGCGATCACCCTCGCAGAGATCACCTACGCCACGACCGACAAGATCCTGTCGGCGCCGGGGCGGACCAGACGGATCATCGCCATCTCGTTTCCGACCGGGGCGAATGCCGGGACCAACAACACGTATGCGACCGGCGGCGTGGCACTCGACAAGCTCCAGCTGGGATGTCCCCGCCGGGTCCAGCGGATCGTCGTCGTCGGTGTGACCCCGGTCGCTGGTGCGAGTAATCCGGGGTGGACGTGGAACGGGGACGCCACCAGCCCCAAACTCGTCGCGATGGCGAATGCGGCGGCGGGCGGCGGAGACGCAGAACTCGCGGCAGCAACCGCGATCCCGCCAACGCAGCAGCTTGTCTGCGAGGTTGAGGGCTACTGATGGCGCGGCTTGAACCGGTCCACATCCTTGAGCCCGACCGCGCCACCACGCAGATGACGTGCGTGCGGATCAATCCCACGCGGAGCTTCGCGCATCTCGGGCCGACCGGCATGGCACTCTACACGTGGCAAAATGGCCAGTGGTTCGATCAGGGGGGGATGCCGATTCCACCGGAGCAAGTCCCGGAGGAGTACCGCAACGTCATGGCGGCGACGCCGATCGTGGTCTCCACGGGTGGGCCGGCGATCGTCTGGACGTGCGAATTCTGCGGTGATCAGATGAACAGCTCCGAGAAGGAACAGCACCTGATCGGGCACATTCGGGGCACGTTTGCGACGGTCGGCGCGAAACCGATCGAGACTCCGCAACCTCCAGCCCCAGCCCGGGAGCGGCAGCGGATACCCGCCGCGAGCTGAGCCGCCCATGGGAGCGGTCACCGCTCGAGCACTCTTCCAAGCCCACATTGACGGGCTGACGGCCATGGATGTCTCCACGCTGCCGGTCCCGATCAGTGCGGCGTGGACGATGGATCAAGCGGTCGGGGACATCGACATCGTGACCCTCGCGTCGGGGACAACGACGCTCGCCATGCCGACGGGCGCGACGATGCTCGTCATCATCCCGCCGCCCACCAACGTGACCCCGATCGTCTTGAAGGGCGCCGCCGGCGACACGGGCGTTGCGCTCAATCCCAACTGCGCCACGGTTTTGGCGCTCGCCATCACCCCGCTCATTCTCCAGACGACGGCGGCGATCTCGGCGGTACGCCTGATCTGGCTCTGAGGTGAGGTGCCCGTGGGCTACTTCACCACTGCGGTTGATCTCAAGAAGGATGGCCTCTTCCTCGCCGGCGAGCCCGACGACGGGAATTCACAATATGACGGCCGGGCATACGAGTGGCTGACGATCGTTGAGCGAGCGCTGCTCTCGGGCGGCCAATTCGGGCCGTCGACCGTCGTCCCGTATGACTGGCTCTGGGCGCGGGCGTGGCCGCGGGGCGCGATCCAGTTAAGCCAGCCGATCAACGGCGATCACAAGTTGACGGCGACGTTCACGATGGGCAGCCGTTCCGTGACGGCGCAGATCCTCCCCGACGGCACGTCGCTCGCTGGCTATCGCATCCAAGAAGACACCACCCCCGCACGCCATCTCGTCACCGTCAGTCAGAACGATGTCCCGAACAACGTGACCTACATCACGCTCTCGGAGCCGTGGACGGGGCGCACCAAGTCCGTCACGAGTTGGATGGCGTATCCTGACACCTACGAGCTCCCGACCGACTTCATCCGCGGCACCTCGCCGCTCTTCATCATGGCGTTCCCGGCGAGTGGCTTCCCCTACACGATCGACGTCATCGATCCGCCCGATCTCGAGCGCTACTACCCGCAGACCTATCCGATGGCGGCCGGACGCACACAGAGCGGGCTGCCCGTCGTCGCGGCTCGCGTGACCGAAACGAAGCTCCGGTTCTCGCACTATCTCTACACGCCCGACACGCCCTATCCCGTCCAGATCGAGTTCGAGTACATCCGTCGGCCCGATGTACTCGCGGAGGGCGCGATCCCGATGGTGCCGATCCAGCACCGCCGGATTCTGTCCTATGGGCTCGCGTATCTCATCTTGGCGGACAAGGACGACTCGTCAGCCACACCGGTCTGGCAGCAGTTCCAAGCGCAGTGGAAGGCGATGATGGACGAGTACCGCCGCGGGCTGCGGCGGATGTCGTCCCGGTGGGGCGTTGTCCAGCCGTCCCGCGTGACGCAGGCCTGGGGCCCACCGCTCTGGACGACGGGCGGACTCCCGGTCTGGAGCTGGTAGATGCCGCAGCAGGGCACGGCCTATCTGGTCCCGTTCGGCACGGCGGGGATGGTGTCGCACCCGAACCGCTGGCGGGCGAAAGCTGGCGAGATCCTGATCGGTGAGAACGTGGTGGTGGAGAACGATCTGATCAACAAGGAGCCCGCCGCGACGTACTACGACCCGCAGGGGATCGATTCCCTTCCGCTCCAAGTGGCATGGACTCCGACGACAGCTGGCGCTCCGTCGATCATCGCGATGGTGTTCGTGGACGCGCTCCCCACGTCCCAGTATTTCGGGACACGCCTGCTGACCGGGATCGCTGGCACCGTCACCTCCCCATGGGTCTCCGCGCCGTTCGCCTCCATCGTCGCCGTGGGATGCTTGCACGCCGTTCGCATCTCGGCGCTGACCGGCGGGGCGACAAGCATCACGGACTCGCGAGGCAACACGTACACGCTTCTGACGGAGGTGACGCAGGCATCCGGGCTGCACGGGCAGATCTGGGGTGCCGTGATCACGCAGCAGATCCAATCCGGGGACACGGTGACGATCACGTTCTCGCCAGGCACCGCCAACGTCAACATCATCTCCACCAGCACCAGCGATGTGAAGGTGCCGCTCACCGTTCGCGAGAACGAGAGCGCCTCATCGACGGGATCGACCACCTCCAGCATCAGCGGGATGTCGCAGTCCTACCCCCTCATCGGCATCGCGCTCGCTGCGTCCAGTTCGTCCACCGTCACGCCGGATTATACGAGCACATTCCGATGGACGAATCGCGCCACGGTCAACTCAGGCGCACATCGGCTCGCGGCCCTCACCTCGAATGTCTGGTGGGCATCCGCGCACATCGCGGCGCAGATCGAGTGGGTTCCTGACGACACCTCTGCGATCTCGGGCAGCACGACGGTCGTGGCAGGGTCGAACATCATCACGACCCAAGTGAACACGGTGAACGCGTTCCGTCCCGGGGACATCATCATCGTCGGCGGTGAGTCGCAGGTGGTCAAGGATTTTCCGTCCAGCACGCAGATCTCCACGGTGACGCCGTTCGCGACGAACCAGACCGTGGCGAGCGTCACCCGCCGTGCGGGCCCCGTCCTCATCACCGTCGCGAACATCGAGCAATTCTCGCCCGCAGGCGGCTACATCCTGAAGGAAGATCCGACGCGCGGGGCACTGGGGGCCCACGGCAACCTAGATGCTATCTGGGCAAACTATCCGCTGGCGATGGTGCGTCCCGGGCGCTTTGTCGTCGGCGGCAAGGAGGATGCGTCACGGCTGCGGAAGCTGTTCTATCTGAACGGCGTCGATCCGGTCCAAGTTCTTCCCGGCGACGGGCAGACAGCGGCCCCCATCGCGAAGCCCGCTGCGGACTGGGGGACCACGCAGGACGCCAGCAAGCAACCCCTCAACGGGATCGTGCATCAGGACTCGCTCGTCATCTTCGGGAACCTGAATGATCCGCACCGGATCTACTGGTCGACCCCCGCCGATCACGAGGATTTCCAGACGACGGCGGCACCTGCCGTCCCCTACATGAGCATCCGCGTCGCCTCGAACATCGGGCGGCGGCTCTACGGTGCCGCGCAGTATCAAGGTGTCCTCTACCTCTGGAAATACCCCTACGGGATCTTCTACGTGGATGACACGCCCACGGATCGCCTCCAGTGGAGCTATCGCACGCGCTCCACGGCGCTGGGATGCGCGCCGAGTCCGTATGCCGTCCTCGCCGTGGATGACGACGTGATTTTCTGTGACGCAGAGGGCCACTTTCACTTGCTCTCCGCAGTCGCGAGTCTCGGCGGCACACGGGATTCCGACATCACCCGGGCGCTGGGACTCCACACGTGGACGCAGCAGAACGTCAACATTGGCACCCTGAACACCCTCGTCTCGGTGTACGACACCGCGACCAAGACGGCGTGGTTCGGGCTCCGGAGCGCCAGTGCCTCCGCGCAGACGCCTGCCGACAATGATCTCGTCATCCGGTGGGATTTCTCCCTCGTCCCGCAGGGGGGCCCGATGCGGATGACGACGGCGCGCATGTGGGTGCCGAACGCGTTCTGCTTGAAGCATCGGGATTTCACCGGGCGGCAAGCCGTGGTGATCGGGGAATACGGCAATGCGTGGTTCGTCGAGCCGCAGACATATGGGCGACGTACCGACCGGGATTTCGTGGCGAATGCCGATACTCCGCGCGGGGTGGCGACGCGCATCTCGCTCCCGGAGCTCGATTACGGGGACGCGCAGCCCCCGAACCGCGCCGTCCGGAAATCCTTCCGTGCGCTCGAGATGATCGCGCAGGCGACGGAGAACACGAATCATCCCGTGGCGATGACGATCAACGTCGATGGCGTCTATCGCCAGACACTCCGCTATCCGCAGGGGCCGAACCGCCGCCGTCTGCAACCACTCCAGTGCGGTGACGGCTATTCGCTCTCCGGAGACATCACGACGGATGGCAGTGTCGTCGGGGACGTGCCGTTGATCGGGCTCGTCGTCTACTACGCCCCGACGGGCACCGACCAGTCGCGGAAATCCTGATGCCGCGCCCGCTCTTTTCGCATCAGATGGTCTGGCGGGAGCCCGCCACGGGCGGCGCGCAGGGGCCGACTGGCCCAGGCGTCCCCGCAGGGGGCACGGTGGGTCAGGTGCTCGAGAAGGCATCGGGCACGGACTATGACACGGTCTGGGCTGATCCTCCGGCGGGGTCGCCAGCGTCGCTGGGATACCGCTACGTGCAGGCATCCGCGGCACCGACGTGGACGATCACGCACAGCTTGTCCTTCCGGCCCAACGTGACGGCGGTAGACTCGACGGGCCGCGAGATCATCCCGGGGGACGTGAACTACCCGAATGCGACGACGGTCACGTTGACATTCTCGGCAGCGGTCGGTGGTGAGGCGTACCTGAGCTAGGGGGGATGTGATGCCGACCATCTACGGTTTCGTTGACCTCGTCAAAAACGAGCTCCGCAACGCAGTGATGCAAAACTTGGGCTCCGCACCGGCGTCCCCGGTGAAGGGGCTCATGTATTTCGACACGACCGCCAACACGCTGTACTGGTACGACGGCACGACGTGGCAAGCGGCGAAGGCAGGCGCGGGTGCCACCCCGGCGACGACCGTGACGACGCAGGCGATCGGGGACGCCCCGGTCGTCGGGACCCTGACCAACTTCGCCCGCGAGGATCACAAGCATGGCATGCCGACGTTTGGGGCCGTCACCGCCCAGACGGCATTCGGCGCGGCCTCCGCCACCGGCTCGGCGGTGACGGTGCCGCACTCGGACCACACGCACGGCACGCCGACCCATCTCAACGCGGACCACTCCGCCATCAACCACTCCGCCCTCGCGCCCCCGACCGCAGACGTCTCCTGGGGCGGCTTCAAGCTAACCAACCTCGGGACGCCGACCGCTGCCACGGACGCCTCGACGAAGGGCTACGTCGATGCCGCCATCAACGGCCTCGCTTGGAAGGATGCCGTCCGCGTCGCCTCGACGGCAAACGTCGTCATCGCGACGGGGGGGCTGATTGCGGTCGATGGCGTGACCGTCGCGGCGGGCGACCGCGTGCTGCTGAAGAACCAGACCGCCCCGGCCGAGAATGGGATCTATGTCGCCGCCTCCGGTGCATGGACGCGCTCGACGGACGCTGCCGCCGCGAACGACATCCTGAATGCGGCAGTCTTCGTCTCCGAGGGCACGACCCAGAGCGACACCGCGTGGGTGATGACGACCAACCTCCCGATCACGATCGGGACAACGGCGCTCACTTGGACGCAGTTCGGCGGTCCTGGCTCGTACAGCGCGGGCAACGGCTTGACGCTCACCGGCAACGTCTTTGCCGTGGGCGCCGGCACCGGGATCGTCGTCAGCGCGGGCACGACGGCGGTCGACACCACGGTCATCGCGACGCAAGCCTACGTGAACACCGCCGTCACCGGGATGGCGAAGAAATTCGCCGCTGCCTTAACGGGGACCGCGTCGCCGGAGACCGTCACCCACAACCTGAACACGCGCGACGTGCAGGTGTCGGTCTACAACGGCGCGACGCCGTACACCGCGGTCATGGTCGACTGGGACGCCGCCACCGTGAACACCGTGACGATCCGCTACAACCCGAATCTCGGGGCGGGCTACCGGGTGGTGGTGGTGGGCTAAATGGCGCGCGACTATGGCATCACCAATGCCGCCCCCTACGCGAGCGCCCCTGCGGCCGGCGCGGCGGGGGATACGTACTGGAACACCGGAGAGAAAGCGCTCTACGGCTCGGACGGGACGACCTGGAACAGAGTCGGGCTCGCCTCGATCGGCACGACCGCGCCGACGACCCCGACCGTCGGGCAGCTCTGGTGGCGGAGCGACAGCGGCAAGCTTTACATCTACTACGATGACGGGAACTCCAAGCAATGGGTCCCCGTGAATCTGGGATGAGGTGACGATGGCCCGCCCCCTCTTCGCGCATCCCGCGCTGGCCCCGATGCTGACCCAATCGATGACGCTGGTGATCGGTCCGACGGCACCGACGAATCCGCAAGTGGGCCAACTCTGGTGGCGGAGCGATCCCGACGGCCAGCTTTATGTCTACTACGATGACGGCACCTCCCAGCAATGGGTCGCTGCCTCCGCACGGGGGGTGTGATGGCCGCGCTCGATTTCCCCAACAGTCCGACGAATGGGCAGCAGTACGCAGCCCCGAACGGCGCGACCTATCAGTGGGATGGCGTCGTCTGGGCCGTCGTTCCCGTGGGGAGCGCGCCCCCCAGCGGGCCCGCAGGCGGCGATCTGACGGGCACCTATCCGAATCCGACGATCGCGAAGCTCGCGGGTGCGGCCGTGGGCACGACAACCCCGCTCGCGCGTGGGGACATCTTGGTGGCCAACGGGACGCCGGCGCTCACGCGCGTGGCACTCGGAGCGGCCAATACGGCGCTGCAATCGAACGGCACGGATGCCGTCTGGAGCGCGCTGCCGTGGTCGGTGTCGGGCGCGACGCTGACGCCGACCGATGCGACCAAGAGCGCGGCGGTGCCGGGTGGCACGACGGCGAGCTACCTGATCGGCGGCGCGACGACGGCAAAGGCGCGCCATCGGCTGTGGAGCACCAACGTCGCGGAGTGGTCCTACAACCGTACCGATGCTGATGCGCAAGACGACGCGACGAAACCCAGCTGGGCCATGTCGTTCAACGCGACCGGCGACACCTTCGGCATCTTCCGGAAGGCGGCGGGCGGCAGTACGTGGCCGACGCTCCTCGCGATCGATAACGCAGGCAACCTCTCTGTGCCCGGCATCGATGGCGGGTCCCCCGTCGTCTCCATCACGGGGATCGGGACGAGTGCCGGTGGCAAGGTCGCGGGGCGTCAAGCGCGCGGCACGTTGGCCTCCCCGTCACCAACCCTGAGTGGCGATGTGCTCGCGACGTTCACCGGCAGCGGCGTGGGATCGGGTGCGACCTTTAGCGAGCAAGCGATCTGGCGCGCGGAAGCCACGGAAAACTGGACGGCGAGCGCGCGGGGGACGCGCTGGGTGGCCTACATGACTCCGATCGGCTCCACGACGGTGACCGGGAGCTTCGCCTACTTTGACAGTGCGGGGAGCCTCTTCATCACCGGTCCCACGGGCCAGAAGGCGAGCGGCACGACGTGGGCGAACCCCTCTGACCCGCGACTCAAGCAGGACATCGCCCCGTACGCCGCCGGCCTCGCGGAGATCGCGCAACTCGAACCGATCACGTACCGGCTGAAAGCGCAGCCCGATGGCCCGCTCTGCTACGGGTTCGATGCCGAGAAAGTGCGCGACGTCTTCCCCGAATGCGTCAGTGAAACCAGCATGAAACTTGACCCCGCCGACGAGGAGCCGACGCCCGGCGTGCTCACGTTCGACATGCACCCGATCCTCGTCGCACTCGTCAACGCGGTGAAGGATCTCGCCGCACGCGTCAGTGCCCTCGAAGGAGCCGCAGCATGATCGAGCGCGAACAGCTCGAGGAGCGGCTGCGGAACCTGCAGGAGCAGCGCGGCGCGCAGCAACGGCACTTGGTCGAGTATCAAGCGGCGGTCCGCATGACGGAGCAAGCCTGCCAGCAACTCGACGGGGCGATCGCCGTCCTCCATGACGTGCTCGCCACCGATGGAAAGGAGGAGCCAAGCCATGCCCAGCGTCACCCCCAGACAACGGCGCTTCTTTGGAGCGGAGTTAGGCCGCAAGCGCGCCGGGCTCGCGACGAAGACCGGGCTCTCGGCATCGAAGCTCGCGGACTTCGCAAGCAAAGTGAAGGAGCCGAAGCCACCGAAGCAACCGGGGATGCCGAAGCCACCCAAGATGGCGGCCCCGGCACCGCGGCCGAAGCCGGTGAAGACTAGCCCGGGCGGCCTCGGCGGCATCGGGGCGCTCCAGATGCCGGTCAAGAAGCCGGACCTTACCGGAGGATACTGACATGGCGAACTGGAGACGAGGACCGGACGCACGACCGCGAGTTGCCTATGGCTCTCTCGGGATCGATGAGCCACCACGGCTCGAAGATGGCCGCCCGAATCCTGCCTATCAGGCTGCCTACTACGCCCTCCACCGGGACCGGATACGAGCCGCGCAACGGGCATACCGTCAGCGCACGGGTCGGCATCGCGGCCAGTCAATCCTCCACTATCGGACCATGGTCGTCGCCTTGCTCATGGAACGCGATGGCACGGCATGCTGGATATGCAACGCGCCCCTCGCAGGAGAGCGCCTGAGCGTCGATCACGTCATTCCCCGCTGCCAAGGTGGCGGTGATGATGCCAAGAACCTCCGCCTCGCACACTTGACGTGCAACCGACGGAAGGAGAGACGGCGATGGCCGAACGATGGATAAAATCCGCGATCAAGCATCCGGGAGCGCTCCATAAGCAGCTCGGCGTGCCGCAGGGGCAGAAGATCCCCCAGAAGAAGCTCGCGAAGGCCGCAGGGAAGGGCGGCAAGCTGGGCCAGCGGGCCCGCCTCGCCCAGACCCTCGCCGGCTTCCACGCCAAGGAGAAACGTCCCACCTCGAGCGGCACCTACTAGGCATAGAGGGAAGGCATGACGCCTGAGCAGAAGACGCAGGTGCGGAACCTCCTCCTCGGGTATCTCGAGGCGGTGGCGCAGGAGCAGCCGAACCTCTTGGTGGACGTGCTGCTCTCGGGGGACGGGTACAATTTTCTCAACCGCTTGCTCCAAGGCGAGGAGATGGCCGCACGGCAGCGGGCGCAGGTGCTGAACAATCTGCTGCAAGCCGTGCGTCAGATTGCACCGCCGAATACCTACCAGCCCCCGCCGCAGTGGCAGTCACCGCCGCCACCGCCCGGCTTCCCACCCCTGCAGCAGCAACCGGAGGAGTAGCCCGATGGCAGGAATGGGAGCGACCGGCGGTGCCCTGAACATCTTGGGCGGCATCATGGGGAGCGTGGGGGACATCCTCGCCTCCGAGAAGTACAAGCGCCCGAAGCTCCCGCCCGCGACCGGCTACGAGCTACGCCTGCGCCAGCTCGCCCAAGATCAGCTGATTGGCGGCGGGCAGGAACTGCTCCAAGGCCAGGCGCTCTACAACCAGATGACGCCCTACCTCCTCGGCATGCTGCCGGGGATGACGCTCCGACAGACGGGCGCGGGCATGGGCGGGGCAACCGGAGCAGGCGGCGCGGCCGGGACCACCGCCGGGACGCCGGACACTGGGACGCCGATGACCAGCTACGCGCAGGCGCTCTCGAACTATCAGCAGGCAGTCGGGCGGAACCAGCAGCTGAATGCCATGAACAAGCAGCTGGCGGTGATGAAGAAGGGTCCGGACAAGGCGGCGCTCCGCCAGCAACGGAACGCGCTCCGCCGCCAGAAGAAAGCGCAGCCCGCCGTCCCTGATCTCGAGCGGCAGATGTACTTGGCGGGCTCGCAGGCACCGACCTATGACATCTCGATGGGCAACACCTCGCAGACGGATGCGGGGCCGATGGCGAATGTCGGGCCTTCGGCGCAGTCCACCCTCGCGCAGATCATGGGCTACCTCCACGGCACGCAGGCTGCCGCCACGGGTGGCTCGCTGTTCCCGACGACTCCGACGACCTCGAACGTGTCGCTGCCGCAGAGCACCCTGACCCCGACGACGACGCCATCGTTGCCGATGAGCACCACCAACACACCAACAACCACGGGGTACTGATGGCGAAGCGGAAGGCAGGAGGCGGAGGCAAGAAGGGCAAGGCACCGAAGACGCCGCAGCCGCCGCCCCCGCCACCCGTCGCGGCCCCGGCAGCGGACTATAGCCTCCAGTATAACCCCTCGATCGAATCGCAGCTGAACCAGCCCTACCAAGACATCATTGCCGCCGGGGCGACGGGGGCACTGCCCAACGTGTTCACCAATATCGGGGGGCAGCAGCAGTTGACCCCACAGTTTGGCGGGCAGGCGGCGGGGACGCTCGGACAATACGGGCAGATGATCGCCCCGAATCCGCAGATCATCGCGGGCTGGCAGCGGGAGCTCCAAGACATCCAAGCCGGGAAAGCCGACTTCGATCCGTTCCTGACGCAGCAATTCAACGATCAGGAGATGCAGCTTCGCCAACAACTCCAGCGGCAGCTCGGACCCGACTACG